GTTCGGCTTAAGAGCAAACTCTTCAATAACGACGCAGAAACTACGCGTTATTTACTAAGTTTAACAAAGCTTCGTAAATTACTATCTTTTAGTTCAATTACAAATTTATCTAGTATAACTGGAAGACTAGCAGGAAAGGGGCATCGCCTCTCTTCCTTCTTTTCAGAAGTCCGAAAAGCAAAGCTGTTCCCTGGTAGCACAGGTATATCTAAACTTAGGTTGCCCATGCACAGAGTTCCGCTTGACGAGCTTATACAGAAAATGTATAGCCGTGTAGGAGATGATACTACAGAGGTGTTCGCACCGAAGTACTACTTCTCTTGTAAATCAGGTCCAAATGGGGTCAGTTGCCTAACCCGCATCGCAGATTCCTTGGCTGTTTTACGCCATCCATCACTTAAATATGATCTTCAAAAATTTCTAAATTACTCTGTAAAAGGAATAGGCGAAGATTACGTACAACATTTGTTACAAAAGGTTGACTGTGTAAAGGAGAAATCCAATACTATGTTAAACTTAGGTAAAATATCATTGACCCATGAAAATGGGAAGCTTAAACCACGTGTTTTCGCGATTATCGATGGTATCACTCAGCAAATTCTGAAGCCTTATCATGAAACATTGATGAAGGACCTGAAGACAATCCCTGAGGACTGTACTACTGATCATTCAGTTGTTGCAGTAAGAGCGAAAGAAGTCTGAAATGACGGAAATCGATTCTACGGTTGGTGCGATTTAAGTGACGCAACAGATGCCTTTCCCAAAGAGGTCTATCGTTTCTTCGGAAATATGGATCGTGATGGAATGGGTAACGCATGAGTCAAATTATTCGATCGTGAGTTTGCTTTAGCAGATTCTGTGAAGAATTCATGAGACAAGTGTGAAACCTATCCCAAAAGCATCAAATATGCTACAGGACAACCTATGGGAGCGTTATCCTCTTGACCAGCTTTCGCTAGATGCCACCATCGTGTGGTATGAACAGCTGCTGGTTCGAGAACGAACGCAACAGGTAAATACTTATTACTAGGTGACGATATAGTCATTTTTGACAGAGAACTCTTTGATCGATATATTCGGTTAATTAAGATCCTCGGAATCAAACACAAACCAGGAACTTCCCGGTTAGGGTTTGAATTCGCTAAGCGTACTTTCCTTAGAGGTGAAGAGTTCACTGGCGTATACATGAATGCGTTAATATCAAACAGGCATGCACCACTCAATTTTCTAATGGAGTGAGCAAATTTAGCATCGCGTGGGTATAATATTCCTACGTTGATACCGTCTATTCTCTGAAAGATCATGTCTTCTCATTCCTACAAAGGAAATGTAGTCAATAAAAAGATTACAATCTCTCTAACAAAGAGAAATAGAATTCAAGAGATTTTACGGGTTCCTCGGAGCCCAAACATCACAGATAAGGATTTTGCATTATGAATAATGTCCCTCACGGGTCAGTCAGGATGCCAAATGAATACGCTAGATGCCGAACAAAGTGCTCTTAAGCCGTTTCGTCAAGCAAGCAGCGTGTGTTTTCAGATGGATCTTATAAAGGTCTTGAAGAAAGCTCGCGAAACCTATAAGGATTTCGGGTTAAACTTGTGAAACGAACTGCAGAAACACAACTTTGAGCTTTATGAGGATGATTTATCATTATCGGAAGCTTTAAGAACAAACCACATCGACATACTTGAATCCCGGGAGGTAAACCTCCGGTTACTCGAGCGAGATCGAAAGCGGTTGATCCATGGAGATGGATTATCTGCGATTGATTTAATGCGTCCTGTTCTACCAGACGAGCCTTACCCGCTTGTGCTGAGACAGCACAGAGATAAATTGACACGTATAATAGAGTGGAGAGCACTTCACCAAACACAAATAATACATCTACTTAAACTTAACACACTCACTTAGGTTTATGGAAGGGTCCATTGACCATGGGCTCGTGTATTATTTGTACCTAAATCCTTGTTAATAGATATAGGCGGGCCGCCTGCGAAGGCGGAGCCGATGCC